AACAAAGCTTTGATTCTAAAGAAGTCCAACTGTCTGCCGGGCTTATGTCCAGTGAGATGGCGACCACTATCTTTAGAGGATTGGGCTTGCCGCCTATCGTAATCAACGAAGATTTGGTGGAATTGTCAGACGGCACTTTCAAACAGGTGTTCAAAGACAACCGTATTTCTTTGTTTACCACTCCTAAGCAGGGAAAGATGCGCTGGCATACTCCGTATGAAATTACCGATCCAGTTCCGGGAAAGACTTACACCCGTTCAGAAGGTGGTATGTATATTTCCAACATACGTACGGATGAAGGCCGCTTCATGGAATATGGAGCTGAATGGATTCCAGAATTTACATCTCCAAACAAGATTGTAATTTTTGACCTGGATACGATGAATGCGTAAGTATGATAATTAGTGACTACATAAAGCAAAAGTTTCAGTCCTTCGGCATATCATTGTCGGAGGCTGATTTGGTAGAGATTAAACTTTCTTCCGGGGTTGACCCTGACGGTGAAATGACTGAAAATAATATGCAGTCTATCTCTGTTGCTATAGCAAGATTTATTCCCTCCTTATTGCTTAGAGCTACTTCTAAATCGGTATCAGAAAACGGTCATTCAAAGTCTCTTTCTTGGGATATTTCTGGTATAAAGTCCTATTATTCTTTTTTATGCAATAAGTATGGACTGAAGGACGAACTGAATACAGATAAACCTAAAGTAACATTTTGGTGATATGCTAGAAACTGCCCCACATAAATTACAAATACAGGTTATTACTCCGGAAGAGAACGACGAGTATAACCGACCAATACCGGGAACCGGTGGAGAGTCTTGGCAAGATGTAACAGATTGCTTCTGCCATGACAACTCCCAACAAAAAGAAGTCTCTGTTAATGGTGAACGCTGGGTGTATAATTACCATGTGGTTTATGAGGGTAAAAAGATTGTTTTAGGATCTCATATCAGGTGTCTGGATGCTGAAGGAAATACTGTAGGAGAGGGAGATGTGAAGAAGAATGCCGAATGCTATTCGGAGGAGTTTAAGGGTAGATGTGATATTTGGGTATGATTGTAACGACTGACATAGCGAATATTATTTTTAAAGATTGCAAGTCTTTTGGAATCTCTGAAATGTATCAACGGGGAAATATCCTTGAAGGTAAAGTGAAGACCGAGAGAATTGTAATCTACCCCAAAACTCAACAACCGGATGCTTACTGGGAAAAAGGATATGTTGAAGTAAATCTTTGCGTTCCTGTAACAAAGACAGGTAAGGCAAATTTGATTCGCTTGAATGAACTTGAAAGGAAAGCAAGGGAAATGTTCAAAGATGGCATTGTCGGACAATATGACGGCTCCTGGTATCGTTACTCTTCTGAAAGTATCGGAATAGAAGAAGACAAAGAATTATGTTGTTACTATGTGAATGTGAAATTATTATTTGAAACTCTAAACGTAAATTGAAAAGATATGAAACCGTTTATTGGAATTAAAAAGATTTGGTACGGTGATGTTATAACTGCCGCTGTCACTAAAACCTCTCTTAAGACATGGTTAGGAACTGCCACGGAAGTTGAGAACTCCCATCAGGATACTTGGGCGTATACAGAGGATGATCCGACCTATACCGACTATATTAACGAGTTGAATGGTAGCATCTACTATCGTGATGTTACTCAAAAAGGAGCTAAAACAATCGCTTTCACTATGGGAGTTTTCTCCTTTGATGACAAGGTTGAATTGGAAGGTGGTGAAAAGATTGATACTGATGCAGGATGGGCTTCTTCTGACACTCCGGGAATTGTAAATAAGGCAATCGTAGGCCAGACAAAAACAGGAAACTATATTGTATTTACCAATGCCGCGGTCATCGCAAAAGGTAATGCGGTAGAGAAGAATATCGGCCTTGGTGTAACAGCGGTGGCTATGGAAAATCCTAACACTGGTGTTAAGAGCGACTATCTGTTCGATGGCGAAAAGGTAGACGCTGCATGAACTGATGAAAAGGTTGCTCTTTCTTCTTCTTAATCGCCTTCTCTAAATAGTTATTCAGCTAGATCAAGGTGGGTGAACGCTGGGAGTACTGTAAACTATGGCTCTTCAGGAGAAGATGGAACGCAACCGTCAGAGACATTATCTATATTGTAAAGTGGTGAGGGGTGAGGATTTGTGTTTCTCGCCCCTTTTTAATAAATATCATTATGAATAAAGCAGCCATACTTGTATCGGAAGCTATCACAGGAAAAGATTTCATTCCTATAATTGTAAATGGGAAAATGTACCGTGTAAACCCGCCTACTATCCATAAAATAGCCGGTGCTTCGGCTTATCTCGCTGTTCTGGAAGATAATAAGGATATTGCGGGCGTCATTTCTTCGTTAAAGGACATTTCCGTCGCTTCTCGTGCACTTTCTTGGTTTATTGAAGGGAATGATAGCCTTGAACAAGAATTGTCGAATGGGACGTTAGAAGAAGTGTTATATGGGCTTACGGCAGCTTACTCCCTGATCTCTGTAGAAAATTTTACGATGCTGTTAGGTTTAGCGAAGAACGTAGCAAATCTAACAGCAAAACAGAGGTTATAGGCAATGATTGTATGTTGGGGCAAATTGCGTCGTTCATAGAAAATCTTCATCTTTCTTATGATGAAGTGGTTTATAAAATACCATATCGCAATTTGGTTATTATGCAAAAAGATAAGTTGCATACCGTATATGATGGGGAGGTACTAACAGAAGTATCGGATGAGGATTTCTTTAAAGGAAAAGTTAAGTTTGATGAATAATGAAAGTAACAGTGGATTTGTCCGGTCTTGATGAATTCGTCGAAGAAGTAGATGAGAATGCTACCGAATTGATGAAAGAAGCAGCTCAAAGAGCCGTCTATATGCAGAAGGAACGCAATGTTAGTAATAAGAAAACCTATCAAAACCATACTTGGAACCTTCGCAATGCTCCCGGTGCTGCTATTGTCAGGGATGGAAAGATTGTAGACCTCTATATCCCTGCCGATGGAGAACATTCACTGGCGAAGAACAGGACAGAGGCAATGCTAATCTTTGGAAGTAAGCCCAAAGACGGTGTTGTTGTGGCGGATGGTATGGAGTATGCAAGCTTTGTGTCTAGTAAAGGTTTTGATGTTCTGGATTCGGCAAGCCTAACCCTAGATAAAGAATTAAAGCAGTCATTTGGTAACGATAATGTAAAAATCACATGGCAGGAATGAAATTTAATGCAGATATTGACCTTAAAAATATAGTCAAACTGCGTCAGGAGATAGATAAATTAAAAAAATCTCTTATTGAGATTGCAAGTGTGCCCAATAGCGATGCGGCAATAAAACAGTTAGAAAGTGAAATAGATAGAGCAACAAAGAAACTATCTGAATATAAAGACAGCTATGCAAAATTACAGAAGATAAAATACGATATTGATTCTTCTAATAGTACGGTTAAAAGAGTAAAAGAAGAGACTTCTGCTTTGCAGTCTACTAATAAATGGATTATCGCCAATACAGAATCTGTTAAAGAGGCGGATAGGCAGATAAAGCAATTAAAGAAAGATTTTAGTGCGCTTTCTGATGAAGAGAAAGTAGGAGATACTGGTACAGCAAAAATTCGCCAGATTCAGCAGTTGGCTGCTCAAAGATTAGTAGAGGAAGAAGCTGTCAGAAAAACGATTAAAGCACAAAAAGATCAGATAATTCAAAGTAATGCAGAAGAAGGTAGTATTACGGCATTAAGAAAGCAATTAATTCTTTTGATAAAAGATTACGATGATCTTGGACGGGTAAGAAGGGGAGGAGATTCCGGAAAAGCATTGCTAACCCAAATATCGAACGTTCAAAAGGAATTAAATGCAGCAGAGCAGGCTTCTGGAAGATTTCAGAGAAATGTAGGTAATTATGCAAGTGCATGGAATGGACTCGGTAATTCAGCGCAACAGGTAGCCCGTGAACTTCCTTCACTAGCTGTAAGTGCAAATACTTTTTTTCTTGCAATATCAAATAACCTTCCGATATTAGTTGATGAAATAGCAAAAGCTAGAAAAGAATATGCAAATTTCAAGGCAGAATTAAAAGCAGGAAATAAAGATGTCAAGGCTGTTGCTCCCGTATGGCAACAGCTTACAAGATCTATTTTAAGTTGGCAGACCGCTCTTGTTGTTGGGCTGACTTTGCTTTCTGTATACGGGAAAGATGTAATTAAATGGATTGGAAGTTTAGGAAAAGCAAGAGATGTCACCCTTGATTTGCTTTCAGCCGAACAAGAAATGGCATTGGCTAGAAAATCCGCATGGTCTAGCATAGTCAAAGAGCAAACTCAACTTGATATTCTGTATAACAAATTAAAAAATGTAACTCTTTCCACTACAGAGAGGAATGCGGCTGTTCGTGAGTGGGTTAAAAATTATAAGACTCATAGTGATATACTGGAGGGCGAAAAAGTAAGTATAGATAAATTAAATAAAGCTTACAAGGAATTAACTAAAG